TTTTAACAAGTTGCATTGCAGCAAGTAATACATTTAAACCACGCCAAGGAGTTGAAGTGTAGATTAATTTTACAGGATCTCCTTTAGTATGTTCTAATTTTCTAGGTTCTATTTTTTCAATTGCATTCTTAATAACTAAACATCTATCTGTTGGTATACCAAACATCATTCTAAATTTTTCATAACACCAATGTGAGTTAAATACATACCAATCATACTTTTTATGATTGTCTTTATTTTTAAACCAAGGCGCAAGATTTGCTTGGTCATATGAATTTTGTTGCCAAAGTATATTTGGTTTATTTGGATGTAAGGGTATTTTTTCAGGCACAGATGTTGTAATCTGCACTTTATCTAAAAGATCTTTATCTACAAATCTTTCTAATAATTCTACCTGTAGTTCTGTACCACCTCTTGGATTCATTTATTATTAAATATCTTATTCATTAAATCTAATCCTTTGTTAGTTACCATAATATTTAAATCTTTTTGTAAATCCTCCATAGAATTTTCTTTTAAAAACTCTTCCATGTTTTCATAAGTTTTACCTGTCTTTTTACTTTTAATAGTTTCTTTTGTTTTACATTCTATTTTAATTACTTCACCCATTTTCACCTGACCTTGTTAATAATGCATATGAAATTTGACCGGATATATAACCAGCTCCATTTGCTTGAAATTGTAAATAATCTCCTTCTTCTAATACTAAAGCATTATGTATTGCATTATTATTAGAATTAGCTGCAACTCTATTATGATAAAATTTATAACTTGTTGATGTAGAAGAATCTGTAAAATAATAGTCTACTTCAACGACATTATTATGATCATTTGCAACTGATATTTCTTTTATAATTGCAACGGTAGAAGTATTAATATTTAATACGGTTGTTAAATTACTTGTGGTTAAATCATAACCTTGATTTTTATAAAATATAGTCATTAATTTCTAGGTCCGCTAAATAGAAACCAACTAAATGCTTCTAGTTCATCTCTCAATTCTTTTTGAAAAGAAAAATTTAATTGATCTTTAATTGTGTTAACTGCTTCTAAAATTTGTCTTTGGTTATTAACATCATAATTTTCTTTTGGTTCTGGTACATATGCTGTAATTTTTGCCATTATCTTCTTCCTCCTGCTTCAATGTCTAATCTTAAAGTTCCATATCTCCAAGTTTCATCCACTGCATCATTTTCTATTTTTAAACTTACCTGTCTTCCTCTAACTCTAGTATCTACTTTACTAGTTGAAGAGGTAATTGTAAAGGGTCCAGTAATTAAAGGTGGAGTTGTAGAAGGTGTTGACTCACTATTAGATGGATAATCTCTAAAATATAAAGTTATTTTTGCATTGCCTTCTAGACTTTTGAAATCTGGAATAAATCTTTTAACACGCATAATTAATTGACCGTCTCCACCTAATCCTTGTTCCGATATATCATAGTCTCCAGATTTAACGTAAGCAGCAATAGCTGTTGCAGTTCCATTAGAATCTACTTCATTCACACCCGTTTCATGTGCCCAGTATTTACTTGCACCATAAGCATTTGTTACACCATTAATAGTTGGAAATGTTGGTGTTCCATTTGTTATAAACTCTGTTGCATAAGGTAATATATAAGTTTGAGAATCTTCATAAGTTGTTCTTGCTAATGTTCCTGTTGCCCAAGTATTTTCTGTAAAATTGTATACAACGTTTCTATCTATTTGAGATGATGTTGCCTGTGGATAATACCAACCCACCTCATTAAATAATGAATTATGATATGCATAAACCAATTGATTTGCATCATAATTAATTCCTAAATTATCTCCAGTTGTTGTAAATACATAATCTTCAACAAGTGATGGTATTTGTTTAACGGTACCATCAAATGCAAAAAATCCACCTCCAAATCCCATCCAAAATACAGCTCCTTCTGCATAAACCAATGCATGTTGGCCAATGCATCCACAATTTGTACCAACTTGTCTAATTGAGAATGTAAATGGAGGACCAACAAACTGAATGGTATAGGCTGCCTGATCTGTTAAAACTAAAATATAATCTTTACCTTGCACAGCTCCTATAATCTCGTTGCCCGTATCTAGTCTAAATGTTCCAGCAGTATTTGTTACCGTTGGATTCCAAGTATTAATATCTTCTTGATTTGAAAATCTTATAAACATTGGATCAAAAGTTGTAGTATCCCCAATCGTTGTTTCAGTTCCAAGTGCAAATAAATGTCTATCTCTATCCGATACTAACGTCATAATAGATTTTGTTGGAGCATTAGAAACTATCGTTGCACGAGTAGATAATGCACCTCCTACAGATGGATCCCAAGTATAAGTTTTACCGCCTTTAATAGTTGCAATTAGAATCTGGCCGTAATTATCGAGTGACCAGGAGCCAGGAGCGAGATTAACTGTTGTGGTAGATCTTTCTGTTCCCCAAGTAGATAATCCCCATGTTCCAGCACCCCATCCGTAAGCTGCAGTTTGTTGTGTTGGACCTATTGTTTCATATTTTTGAAAAGATAAACTTCCACCAGTTGAAACTCCAGTTCCAGTTTCAGAAGTTGCCATTGTAAGAGTAAAAGTAGAAGAAGTTGGAACTGTTTTTACTTCAAATGTATTAGTTGTAAAACTTGCAGATGTAAAACTTGTTGTAGGAGATCCTGGAGTTGTTGCTGCAGAAAATATTATATAATCTCCAATAGATAATCCATGAGTTGATTTTGTGATTGTAACAGTTGAAGACCCTGTTGTAGATGTATAAGTACAACCAGTTACTGCACTTTGAACTGGAGTTATATCATAAAAAGATCCTTGATAATAAATAACTAATAATTTTGAAGTACCAATCGCTGCATATTTTTTGCCACTTAATGAAGTCCAAGTTAATTGTTCTCTAGCAGGACCTGCTAATGTAGTAGAAACAAGCTGTTGCCAACCACCTATTTTTTGAGGTTCACCATAACGAAATCTAATATTATCACCTTCAATCCATTGCCCTTCGGCTCCGGTTGCAGTTTGTTGTTTATTAAATCCTGGTTTAAATTGTATCTTTTGTAGGGGCATACTTGAATTATATACGCCTTTTTGCTATTATACAACGCAGAATTTAAATTATAAAGATAATATGTCAATCAATTTACCATTAAAAGTAGACAACTTATTCTGTTCTCCTGTCTATAGTTTAGTAATGCCTACTTTTTTAAATCAGATAAATAAAATTTCCGATAGATATATTGAGGATGCAAAAAAGAATAATCAACCTTTAATGGATGAAAGAAATAAATTTGTTGGAAAAGATTTAAAAGATTTTGGCTTTGTTCATCATTCTCAATTTATGGGTAATGATCCAGAACTTAAAGAATTTAAAGCTTTTATAAAAGATACTTCTTATACAATTTTAACAGAACAAGGTTATGATTTAACAGGACACAAATTATATTTTAAAGATTTATGGGTACAAGAATTTCCTCAAGCTGGAGGAGGTGAACATTGGCCACACATTCATGAAAGCAGTCATATCTCAGGATTCTATTTTTTAAAGTGTTCACCTAAAACATCTATGCCCGTGTTTCATGATCCAAGACCTGCAAAATGGATTACAGAATTACCTATGAAGAATGAATCGGTACAATATGCTTATAACCGTTTTTCATATCCTGTGCTTCCTGGAACATTTGTATTTTTTAATTCTTATTTAACACATCAATATATTTTAGATGCAGGGATTGAACCTTTTAGATTTGTTCATTTTAATGTTCAATGTTTTAAACCAAATGAAGAAAATGTATGAATGAATTAAAAGATTATATACTTGTATTAGAAGATATCATACCAGAAGAGTTATGTGATGCTATATTAAATGAGTACGAAAATTCAAATGAATGGTTAGATACTATGGTAGGAGGTAAAGGTCATATAAATAAGGAAATTAGAAATTGTACAACCATAGAAATGTCTTTAAATGAACTTATTGAAAAAAATAAACATGTAAGAAAAATATTGGATGATAAAGTTTTTGAATGTGCAAAAAAAGCAATTGAAAAATATAATGAAAAATTTAAGCAAGCACATATTTCTAAAGATAGTGGTTATCAATTATTAAAATATGAAAAAGGCGGTTTTTATACACAACATGTAGATTCATTTACAAATACTCCTAGAACAATTTCATGTTCATTTACTTTAAATGATAATTTTAATGGTGGTGAATTTAGTTTTTTTGATAATAAAAATATATATTCCTTAAAAAAAGGATCTGCTATTATGTTTCCATCTAATTTTTTATATCCTCATTCTGTTTTACCAGTAATAAATGGAACAAGATATTCAATTGTAACTTGGTTTATATAAATGATAATATTAGATGAAATAAAACAGGAAGAAAATTTTTCACATAGTTTAATTGTAACATATCCAAGAACTATTCAAATATCACATGGTGTTTATGATAATGTAGTAGATATGCATAATATGTGCACGATGATTTCTCAAAATTTAGATACAACAGAATTAACTAATGTTTATGGTGGCAAAACTCCATGGGGATTTTTTAATGATAAACCAGAGTTTACAAGATTTATAAATTATGTAGTTAAACAACATCAAACTTCAAACCCATTTTTCAATAAAAATAACTGGTATGGTAAAAATATCTCTTTTGATTCTTGGGGTAATGAAATTAAAAAAGGAGATAGTGTTGCAATGCATGAACACGAACACCATCATTTAATTTTATATTTAACTGAGGGAGCTCCCTTAATATTACCTGAACTTAAAATTACAATTATGCCCAAAAGAGGAGCCTACTATATATTTCCACCTCGTATACTTCATGGAGTTAATAAGATTGAAAAAGAAACTCAAACAAGGTATTGTTTAGTAACCAATATTATACAAAACGCAGACTGGATAAAAAATAAATTAATTAAAGAGGTATCTGATGCAAGAGAGAAAAATATAAATTTATGAAAATAATATGTTTAGATAACGTTTTTGATATGGATGAATTATTTTGGCTATATGAAAATTTATTAAAGTCCCGTGGATGGAATATACGTGGTATTCCAGACAGTAATAGTAGAGATATAAATAAATTATATGGTAATATTGGAACTTTTAATATAGATAGTAATAGTAATTGGTTTTCATATTTTCAAGGTTTAATTTTTAGAATTAATAAAGAATTAATAAATACAAAAATACATAAAAATATTGAAAGAATATATATTAATGCAACAAGTCCTTGTTCTAAACATTGGTTCCATCAAGATGAGTTTTCAGATAATCTTATTTCTATTTTAACAATGTTTTCTCCTCAATGGCAAGACTCTTGGCTAGGTTCTTTTTTTGTTGATGGAGAAGAATATAAAATGAAACCAGGAAGAATAATAATTTTTGATTCAAAAGAATTTCATACAGGATCAAATCCAAGTCAAGATTGCCCATATATTAGACTTACTTGTAATATAATAGTAGGAAAATAAAATATGCAGGAGAGAAAAAGTAGCATTAAAGATTTTATTGGTGTTTATGATGGTTATATTCCAGATGAAGCATGCGACCAGGCTATAGAACTATTCAAAAAGTACCAAGAATTCAATAAAGTATTTTCAAGATTTACTTCTGAAGGAATAACCCAAGATTACAAAAATGACAAACAATTATTTTGTATGCCAGATGTGTTAACAGACCAAGAATTTCATGTAAATAAACTAAAATTGTTAATGGTTAATTTTGATATAGCATTAATGCACTATTATACTGAAACTAATGTAAAAAAATATACAGCTCAAGATATAACAACTGATTATGTTAAAATTCAAAAAACGATACCCACACAAGGTTATCATGTTTGGCATGTAGAAAAAGGTACTGGACAGGGAAGAGAGAATGAAAAAAGAGTACTTGCATATTCAATTTATTTAAATACAGTTGAAGAGGGCGGTGAAACTGAATTTTTATATCAGTCACAAAGAGTAAAACCCATTAAGGGCAGAATTGTGATATGGCCAGCAACATTTCCATATGTACATAGAGGTAATCCTCCATTAAGTGGAGAAAAATATATTTTAACGTCTTGGATTTGTTTTAAATAATTAAGGTCTAGGTCCGATTCTTGCTATTTTTTCTTCTTGAGTTTCGAGTCTCTTAGTACCATCAGCTAATGTTATTACAACATTGTTATTATCCCATTGAAAAACTTGTTCAACTTCATTGAATTTATCAATGTAGATTTGTAATGTAGATACATCAGTAATAGGAACATTACCTTTTCCTGAAGATACTTTATACTCAATTTCTTTTAAACCATCTGAATGATACTGGATAGCATGAATGTCTTTATCTATAGAGTTCCAAAACGCTTGATCATCAATGATATGACATCGTCTATCTGGATATTTTTTATCAGAAGTTTCTAAATAAATTTGTTTATCTTCTGTAGTTACTGTTAAATGCATAATATCTCCTTAAGTTTTAATTATATAATTTAATACTAAAGTTGGTTGAAGAACAGAATTAGCTGTTCCTGTAAAAGTAGCCGATAAGTTGTGGGAATGAGCTTGCCCACCTCCAGTATTACCTGACGTTTGCGGACTTCCTCCCATCAAACCGAATACTAGACTACCACTAAAATTACAAGCATTATTAGAACCTATGTTATGTAGGTGAGAGGGTATTTGAGTCGATGCTAAAGTTGTATTTGCAACAGAACCACCAATGTTCCCTGTTGGCGTTACAGTATTTGCACCAACTGTTTGTGCTAAACTTTTTGAATTTGCTACACTAACTCCACAAATTGTTCTATCTCTTAAATCTGGTACGTTAAAATTTGCACCTGATCCACCATATGTGTAAGCAATAACTGCAAATAATGCAGCATAAGTTGTTGTAGAATAAGATGTACCATCACATAATAAAAATCCAGATGGAATTGAAGCAGAACCCCAAGGAACAACTATTCCAGTATTGACACCTTGAATACCTGTTAAGTATGCACCGTCGTAATTATATTTTGATTGCGCGTAATTTACATTTGGCATATTTTATTTCTCCCTATAAGTCCATCCAACTGTTGCATCACCAGAATATATTAAAGTAAATCCAGCTCCTTCTGTGTTAACAATAAGATTACCATTATTATTAGCTATATTAGATCCATTTTGTCCAATAGTCAAATTATTGGTATCAAAAGTATATTTTGCATCAACAATAGACACAATATCTCCTGCAACCGGAGATGCAGGTAAAGTTAATGTCCATGCACCTGAAGAAGTATTTGCAAGTATTGCAGAACCCGGTTGAACAGTTGCAGTTGTTGTTACAGCTCTCCAAACTTGTGTCATTTGAGCAAGATTAATATTTGTTGCGTCAGAATATAAAGTATATTTATTTCCTTGTGCTAATTTAACCCCTGTTCCTGAAGTTGTTTTAAAAGTAACGGTATTTGTTCCATGGGTTATTTGATTATCTACAATATAAGTTTTTTCAATTCCGTCTGGAACGTTAATATTAATATTTGTTGTAGGTGTTCCTGTAAGTTGAAGAACAGCATTTTTACCATCTGATACTGCTCCATTTGTAAATGTAAGTGTTAAACCTGTTGTTGCGTTTACTGCAACTGATTGATATCCCGCTATTGCTTGTTGTAAAATAACTAAATTTGTATTTGTGATATCTCCCCATGTACCGGAATTTTCGCCTGTAACTTGGAGTTCTAGTTTAAGGTCTGTAGAATATGAAGATGCCATTATTTTTCCTTATTTTATAATATTATTTAATTTATGCCGCCGTGTCAATCTCATTCCAAGATGAAGTTTGACCCGTTCCTACATCCGACCAACTAGCCTCTGTTCCAGTTGATGTATTTGACCAATTTGCAGCTGTTCCAGTTGATGTATTTGACCAATTAGCTTCTGTTCCAGTTAATACATTAAACCAATTTGCAGCTGTTCCAGTATTAATATATGTCCAAATTTGAACATTAATAACATTACTTAATTCTATATTTAATTGTTGACCTGTTACATCTACTATTTGATTAAGTCTAGCTATTACATTTCCTTCAGTAATTGTTAGTTCTTGCCCTGTAACCTGTACATCAGTAATAATTATAGGAGTTACACTATTTAAAGAAATTGTTAATTCTTGACCTGTTATAGATACATCTGCATTTGCTAATGCTGTTACACTATTTAAAGTTAAAGTTACTTCTTGACCTGTTACAATTGCATCAGGCGATGCATCTACATTTCCTAAAACCGTTATTAAATTTTGACCTGTTATTGTAGGTAAAGTATTAGCATCGGCCGTAACGGAATTTAAAAAACTTGATAAATTTTGACCTGTAAGATTACCAAAACCATCCTGTGTAATAACAACACTTATGTTATTTAAATTTAAAGTTAAATTTTGCCCTGTTACAATAGCATCAGGCGATGCATCTACATTTCCTAAAACCGTTATTAAATTTTGACCTATAACATTTGTATTTACATCAATAGTAGTTGTTACAGAATTTAAAGTGGTTATTAAATTTTGACCTGTAATATTTACATTTGCATCTGTTATTGCAGTTACATTATTTAAAGATAAAGTTAATTGTTGACCTATAATATTTACATTTACATCTGTTATTGCAGTTACGCTATTTAAAGATAAACTTAATTGTTGACCTATAACGTTTAAATTAACATTAGGACCTAATCCCCAAGGAACTGTTCCCCAAGTACTAACACCCCACCCTTTATCTAGTTGTACACTTACATTATTTAATGATAAATTTAATTGTTGACCGGTTAATGTAAGTTCTGGAATTGATGAAAAAGGAGTTTCTGAAAACGCTGAAATTCCAAACATAATATTTTTTAATTAAATTTTATGCCCAATCTCCAATATTTATTGTAGCGCTGTTTACTCCAATAGGTGTCATTTCAAAATAAGCACCCACTGCAATTGTACCAGCGCCACCTGGAGCTGCACTGAATGCAACTTGAGGTATGAAAGTTCCTGCAGCATTTATCTGAGCCACTCCTTCCATAAAAACAACATTGTTTTCTGTACCTACTACACTTGCAGCTGTTATAGCTGTTGATGCAGCTGTAGCTAAAAATCTTGTTGATACTGCTCCTAAAACATCACCAGTAGTTGAATTAGAAGTAGCTAAATAGTTTATTGCAGTTAAAGTGGCAGTTCCACCAAATCCTAAGTTAACAGTATGTGATGTTACACCAGCAGCTCTCGACATTCTAAAAAATCCTTTAAATAAATAAGCCGTGGATGCAGCTACTGTAATATTAACAGTTCCTAACCAATTTTGTAAACCAGTTGCATCATTAATAGTTACTGTAGCCGTATTGTATCTTAGCATTGTAGATGGACTTAACCCTCTTTTTAATGCTACGGGAGATGAAGTAAATATTTGTCCATTATATTCAAATGCTCCTGCTGTAGACGATGTTAAAAAAGATCCTGAGTTAAATTCTAAAGGTGCAGTTGATGTTGTACCTGCGGCTAAATCTAAAGTCTGACTAGTTCCTATTGTTATTGTACTACCAGTGGATGCTTCAATAGTATTTACTTTAATTTTTGACATATTTTATTTTACATTTTTTTAATAATAATTACAACATTATATAAGAGCTAATGTACTACCACTTGCAATAGTCCAAGTAAAACCAGAATTTACAGTAATAGGCCCATATAAAAATGCATTTTGTGAACTATTAACAGTTGTTGTACAATCAACTGTAATTTCATTATAATTTGAAAAATAATTACCATTAACTGTAATATTTCCTTCATTAGCAAAAGATAATACACCAGAGCCATTAGTTTTTAAAATTTGATTAATTGTTCCATCACTTTGTGGGTAAGACAGTCCATCTAATACAACTGAACCTGTTCCATTAGGAGTTAATGTAATATTTCCATTTGAAGATGATACAATAGGAACCCCCGTTAAATTTAAGTTATTACTACTATCAAGATTAATTGATTTACTAGCAGGATAAGTTACAAATACATTTTTTGTACCTGCTCCAAAATTAACTGCATTATTATTATTACTAGAAGATAGAATAGTATCTCTAGATAAAGTAGTTCCAGAGGATGTATATGTTCCAATTCCTATTTCAAAATCAGATCCATAAACTATAGCATAATAAGTTGTGTTTCCATTTCCAATAACTGAAAATGATTGAAAACCAACTACTGCTCCATTTAATGTAAGTGTTCCTGTACCTGTTGTTGTGGTAGTTTCTTGTACCCTGTCTTTAACAATTAGAGCCATAAATTGCTCCTATTAAGATATTCTTAAAATAGCTGTTGATGATGTATCTGCTGGAAATTGAATTGTAAAAGTTCCCGATGTTGCAGTCTTATCTCCACCAAAGTCTAACGCCATTACTGCTTTGTTAGATGATGATGTATTGTAAATCAAACATCCTGCTGCAGTTAAAGTAACTCCAGTAAAAGATATATCTGCAAAATCTATAAAAGCAACTCCACTAGAAACAACAGGTGATACATTTGTTAAAACTCCACCTCCTGTTACATATTGACCAGTATTAGCAACTTCATTTGTTGAAGTGTAAACTGTTGTCGCTGAACTTAGTGTTGCTGCAGATGTGTAAAGAGCAAGTTTAAAAACGTTTCCAGTGGCCGCAGTAAAATTATGTTGACCTTGTAGAAGTTCGCCTTTAAACGAATTTGCAACTGCTTGTGTTATAGCCATATTAACTCCTAATTATATTATCCTTGTTTTTGAATCTGAGGTGAACCTTCTTGGTATTCATCTCGTCTTCTTCTTCCCATTTGTTCAATAGAGAATCCTTGTAATGCTGACTGATACTTTTGTTCGTAAAATTGTA